TAAAATAAAAGTAGATAACATAGAAAACCAATGCGGCGGTGCAGTAGTCACTAAATGCGGTGCAACAACTACGATCAGTGGTTCAGTTGTAAAAGCAGATGACATACAAGCAGCAGACGGTGGAAATTTAATTAATCAATGTGGAACAACAATCACATTAGGTGCATCAGGCGATACTATTAATTTAGCATCAGGTGCAAGTCAATCTGGTTTTGGTAGAACAGGAACTGTTGATTGGCAAACAGGTTCAATTAAAACAGCAACATTTACAGCGGCTAATGGAGAAGGTTATTTTTGTAATACTACTGCAGGTGCTTTTAATATTACTCTACCTAGTTCACCAACTGCAGGCGATATAGTTGCTTTAAAAGATTACAACGGAACTTTTAATATAAATAATTTAACAATAGATAGAAATGGTTCTCCATTAAATGGAGCAACTTCAAACTTTGCTTTAAGTACAAATTTTACTAGTATGACTTTAGTTTACGTTGATGGCACTGAAGGTTGGATGCCTGTTGAAGAAGGAACAGGATTTATAGGAGAAAATTTTATTAGTGCTACTGGAGGAACAATTACTACTTGTGGTAATGACAAAATTCATACATTTACAGGCCCTGGTACTTTTTCAGTTTCTAGTTTAGCTGATGTTTCAGCAAATAATCAAATTTCTTATTTAGTAGTTGCAGGTGGTGGTGGAGCTGGATACTATTATGGTGGTGGCGCAGGAGCTGGTGGATTTAGAGAAGATAAATCTCCAGTAACTACTTACACTGCATCTCCATTAGATGGAGCAGGAGACAAAACAGCAACAGTAACAGATTATCCAATTGTAGTAGGTGGTGGAGGAGTTTCCGCTGTTTACCCTACTGTTCTTGGAACTAACGGATCACCATCTTCTTTCTTTTCAATTACTTCAACTGGAGGTGGAGCAGGAAGAGGAAATTCAAGTGGTCCGGCAACAGGTAATACTGGTGGATCTGGTGGTGGCGGTGGTGGTACATCTGGACCTAGAACTGGTGGAGCAGGAAATACACCACCAACAAGTCCTCCTCAAGGAAACCCGGGAGGAAGTGCGCCTCCATCTGACGGAAACCAAGGTGCTGCTGGCGGTGGAGCTGGTAGTGCGCCTCCATCTTCTCCCCCAGATGCTGATATTAGAACTGGTGGAGATGGAGCAGGTACAGCTATAAATCCTGCTGCAGGAACACCTGGACCAAGTGGATCTTTAAGATATTTTGCAGGCGGTGGAGCAGGTGGTCCATGTGCAGCTGGAGCTGGTGGTTTTGGTGGTGGAGGAAATTATGAACTTGCAGGAACAGCAAACACAGGAGGTGGAGCTGGATCTGATGCTGGTTATAACGCTAATAATGGTGGTTCAGGAGTAGTTATAATAAGGTATAAATATCAATAGGTAAATTATGAGTGAAGTAAAAGTAAATAAAATAAGTCCAAGAACAAATTGTGGTACAGTAACTGTTGGAGATTCTGGAGATTCAGTATCAGTTTCAGCAGGTGTTCCAGTAACTGTTAATGGAGATTTAAAATCAAACGCATTAAAAGCAACTGATGGCGGAAGCATTATTAGTCAATGTGGAACAACTATTACTTTAGGAGCTTCTGGAGATACAATTAATTTAGCAGCTGGAGCATCACAAACAGGATTCGGTAGAACAGGTACAGTGGATTGGGACACTACAGCTAAAACTTCAGCATTTACTGCTGTAAGTGGAAATGGTTATTTTGTAAACACAACTAGTGCGGCTATAACAGTTACACTTCCTGCCTCTCCATCGGCTGGAGATATAGTTGCTATAGCAGATTACGCAGGAACAGCTGCAACAAATAATATTACAATAGGAAGAAATAGTTCAAAATTTGAAGGTCAAGATAGTGACGGTATATTAGATGAAAATCGAGATACGTTAACTGTAGTTTATGTTGATGCCACACAAGGTTGGGTTCCTGTTAACGATAATACAGCTGGTAATGTTCCTCCAGCTTTTGTAACAGCTACAGGTGGAACAGAATCAACTTGTGGTGATTTTAAATTTCATAAATTTACAGGTCCAGGAACTTTTTGTGTTTCTTGTGGAGGTAATAGTGGTGGATCAAATAAAGTACAAATTTTAATTGTTGCTGGTGGAGGAGCTGGGGGCGGTAGATATGGTGGTGGTGGAGGTGCTGGAGGTATGGTGTTTACACCTAGTTGTGGTGTACCTATTTCTGCAAGTCCTTTTCCTATTGCTGTTGGATCTGGTGGTAGTGGTGTCCCACAACCTTGTGGTGGAGTAGGAACACCAGGAGCAAACTCGACAGGAATTTTTCTTACAGGTGTAGGGGGAGGAGGTGGAAGACACGCAAGTACTGGTCCAGAACAAGATGGAGGATCAGGAGGAGGAACTGGACAATCAGGTCCTGGCACAGCTGGTCAAGGAACTCAACCCTGTCAATCAGGTAATTCAGGAACTTTTGGATTTGGTAACGATTCAGGATGTGGATCTTCTGGTGCTCCAAATTACGGTCACGCTGGAGGTGGCGGAGCAGGTGGAGTTGGATCTTCTGGATCTCCAACTTCTGGAGGAAATGGTGGAGTTGGTAAAAGTGTAACTCCTTTATTCCCTGCACCAATATCAGGTAACTCTGGAATATTAGCTGGTGGTGGCGGAGGAGGAGCAAACAATGCTGGACCAGGTGGTAGCGGTGGAAATGGAGGAGGTGGACCTTCTGCAAGTCCTGGAACTGCTGGAGTAACAAACACTGGTGGTGGTGGAGGTGGAAGTCTAGGTAATGTTCAAACTGCAGGTGGAAATGGTGGCTCTGGTATAGTAATTATAAGGTACAAATTTCAATAGTTGATTTAAAATAAAAAATATAATATAAGGAGAATAATTATGGCACATTTTGCAAAACTAGGAACAAACAGTAAAGTTATTCAAGTATTGACTTTAAATAATTCTGATATGTTAAACGCTGATGGCGTTGAAGATGAAACAGTAGGACAAATATATTTAGAAACACATAATAATTGGCCTGCACAAATGTGGATTCAAACATCTTACAATACATCAGGTGGTCAACATAAAGATGGCGGAACACCTTTTAGAGGAAACTACGCAGGTATAGGTTATACTTGGGATGAAGATGATCAAATCTTCTGGCCTAAAAAACCTCACGCATCTTGGGTAAAACATATTGCAACTGCATCTTGGAAATCTCCACTTGGTGATGCTCCAGCATTAACTTCTGAACAAGAATCACAAAACACAGCTGGTACTCACAGATGGAGTTATGTTTGGAATGAAACTGCTTATCAAGCAGATAATACAACTGGTTGGGACTTGACAGACGCTTTAGCATAAATTATATATGGTGGTGGTATGCAAAAGAAAGTATTAACAGAACAAGCATTATATTACGGTGATGTAGAGATGCCCAAGTATTGGGACATCGACCGAAATAAATTAACAGGCGACATTCTACAATCAACTTATTCAAACAAAGATTTTCCATTCTCAAGAACTTGGGATATGTTAAATACATATATGAGAGATCACATCGGTCTTGAATATGGAATCAATCTAGTTAACAAATCAACGTGGGGAAATATCTATAAACCTGCGGAAACAACTATTCCTTTATTAAATATTGATCCAGTGGATCTACGTAACTCTCCAGACTTTACATTATTATATGGTGTAAAAGTAAAGGATTGTTTTGTTCGAATACACTTTGAAGATAACAGACGTAAAGGAAGAAGTTGGGATATAGAACTTAAAAATAATATGTTTTTATTGTTTCCATCAACTAATATGTATTATCTAACTAACACACAAAAAGATTCATTAAACTTTGTGCAAACAATAACTTATGAATACATTTAAACCTTTGATAGCACAGACAAAACCAATGTCTCATCTTGCTTCATTAACAGAATTAAAATCTAATAGATTAAAAGATGATTATGTAGAACATCCTGATGATTTAAAATATCAAGCAGTTGAAAAAGCTGTATTAGAAGAAGGTTTACTAAATCCAATAAGAGTTAATAGAAAAGATATGGTAGTTATAACTGGCAATCAAAGATCTTGGTTTGCTAAAAAACACGGTTACACTCACATATCAGCAGAGTTTGTAGAATGAATATATCTAATTATTACTGGCATTTTCCTGCAGCTTTAACACCAAAGTTTTGTGATGATGTAATAGCTTATGCTAATCAACAAGAAGAAACAATGGCAAGAACGGGTGGTTATGGAGATAGAAAATTATCTAAAGAAGAAGTTAAAGATTTAAAAAGAAAAAGAAACTCTGATTTAGTTTGGTTAAATGATACTTGGATATATAAAGAATTACACCCATACGTTCACGAAGCAAATGCAAGAGCTGGTTGGAACTTTGAATGGGATAGGTCAGAATCTTGTCAATTTACAAAATATAAACACAACCAATACTATGATTGGCATTGTGATGGTTGGGATAAACCTTATGAAAAAGAAGGACCCGAAAATGGAAAAATTCGAAAACTGTCTATGACTTGTCAATTAACAGATGGTTCAGAATACACAGGTGGTGAATTAGAATTTGATTTTAGAAACTACGATCCACACATGAGAGATGAAGCTAAACATTTAAGAAGAGCAAAAGAGATTTTACCGAAAGGATCTATTATTGTATTTCCTTCTTTTGTTTGGCATAGAGTTAAACCCGTAACATCAGGCACAAGATATAGTCTTGTTGTTTGGCATTTAGGAAGGCCTTTTAAATAATGTATATAAGTAATTATTTCAACACAACTATCTGGTCAGAACAAAAACCAGAATTTGTAAAGTCATTAAACAAAGCATCTAATAAATATATCAAAGATGCAAGAACAAGAGAAAAAGCTTTTATTAAAGAGCATGGTGATTTTGGAAGATCATATCACTCAACACCTTTAACTGCTGATAATGATTTTTTAGATTTTAGAAATTACATTGGTCAAAAGTCTTGGGAGTATTTAGATCATCAAGGTTATGATATGTCTCAATACACAACTATGTTTTCTGAATTATGGGTACAAGAGTTTGCTAAAAAAGGGGGTGGTCATCATTCTGCACACATACATTGGAATCAACACGTATCAGGTTTTTACTTTTTAAAGTGTAGTGATAAAACTTCTTATCCAATATTTCATGAGCCACGTACTGGAGCTAGAGCTACAAAATTAAAAATGAAACCAGATCAAAAAGGTGTGTGGGGTGGATCAGAATTAATTCACTTTAAACCTACACCAGGTACATTAATTATATTTCCTGGATATTTAGAACACGAATATGCAGTAGATTTTGGTAAAGAGCCTTTTAGATTTATACATTGGAACATACAAGCTGTGCCAAAAGAAATGGCTAAAGATGTTTAAAAAAAATAAATATACAGTAATCAAACAAGCAATATCAAAGGACCTAGCTGCATTTGTTGCAAACTATTTTAATATGCAAAAACAAGTTTATGATACTTGCAAAGCACAAAGATATTTTTCACCATTTGAAACTATCATTGGTTATTACGAAGGTGAGAATGAACAGATTCCAAATACATATAGTCAGTATTCTAATATGGCTATGGAAACTTTATTATTAAAATGTCTTCCTAAAATGGAAGAAGCAACAGGATTGAAATTATATCCAGCATATACTTATGCAAGAATATATAAAAAAGGTGATGTTCTTAAAAGACACAAAGATAGATTTAGTTGTGAGATATCAACTACTATGAATCTAGGTGGTGATGATTGGCCAATATATTTAGAGCCATCTGGAAAAGAAGGTCAAAAAGGTATCAAAGTAGATTTAAAACCAGGAGACATGCTGGTTTATTCTGGTTGTGAACTAGAACATTGGAGAGAAAAATTTAAAGGTAAGGAATGCGTACAAGTATTTCTTCATTATAACAATCGTAAAACACCAGGCGCTAGAGATAATATGTTTGACAAGCGTCCACATTTAGGTCTTCCTTCTTGGTTTAAACGATGATATAATCTTTAGATGGAGGCAGGGCACCACCACATACCCCCTGTCTCCTTTTAAGGAT